CCACCTTAAAATCATTAGACATTGATACGCCAAAAGACATATTGTTCATTGTTTTTGCCTCACCACTGGTCCAGTTCTATACTCATCCGTAACCTCTTTGCTCTCGCCAAGTCCCCCAAGGCCCATAATAGCTTCTACAAAACGCTTCTCATACAAAGCTTGCATGTCTTGTTCGCCCTTCATAAATACATAAGCTTCCATTAAACTTCCATACAAGAGAGCTAAGTCTGCGTTTTCACTAATCCAAGTTTCAGTAATGTCTGGAACAATCTTTTCTGACGTTGTTCCGCTGGGAACGCTATTAATTACCGCAACAGCCCCACTGGTGTTTCCCACCAAAGCTGTTCCTGAAGCCGCTGTTCCTCGCGGGTAAGAACTTGTAACTCCCGCAGGGAAGTTAGCAGTCAAGGTTGTGTTGCCAGCCCCAGTTGTTCCAGTAACAACAAACGAAGAGTTTTCGACAGACGCAGTTGCGCCAGCAGGAGTTGCTATAATAGTTTCTCCAGCAGAAAAAACTGTTCCGCCAGTATATGCCACCGAAAACGTGGTCTGGCTCTTAGTTAAACTGGTTGGACGATAGAAGTAACTAAGTTCAACCGCATAAGCACTGTCAGGGGTTGGGCTTAAAATAAAATTGTTTAAATCATATTGAGCGTAATAACGAGGAGCGCCTGTTGCGGCAGGATTAGGATTAAAAGACTGAATAAAGTTGGAATCTTTAAAATCTAAGAAAACGTAGTTTCCAGAACTATTGGTAAACGACAAAGCAAACGGCGCTAAAAAGTCACTGGGGACCCCTAAGAATTTATTAGAAGCCGACATTGCTCCAGCGTCGTTCTTTTGAAACAAACTCAACTGAACATTCTTTAAGATACGTTCTTCTGTGTTTTTAATAAAAACAGGAAGATTACTTACAAACGTAGTTTCATCGTTTTCAGTATAATCTAATATAGCCTGTTTTAATGTGGTGTAAGTATAGCTCATGTGTTAATCTGACCCCCCATACCGCTATGGTTTGTGCAATAGTAGTACAGCGTGTATGTAAAACTCATGTCATCACACTATTGTTATGTTTCCAACCATACCACTATGGTTTGTGCATTGATACACTAAAGATGTATCGCTTGGTTCGTGCGGTATGATGAACTGTGTTAACCCTGTAGTAGAGTTATAGTTCTCAGTGACCCCTGTTGTAAAAGCAGACCCTCCTGATGAGACTCTTATTTGTAAAGGATGACTACTTACATTTGCTGTATTATCAATCAAATAAGTATGTCCTTTATAAAAAGTAAAGTTTGGGTTGTTTCCAGATGTAGCTCCGGGGCCAGTAAATGTAAATGCGGACGATCCGTTTACACCCGCAGTATATTTAGTCACAGGTCCAGTTGTCTCATCATTTAATCTAACCCATGCGGCAGCGTGTGCGAAGTACAACCCTCCCGTCGCGTGAACGTGCGCCACTGCGCCATGATATGTTCCCGCACTAGGTAAGTCGCTAAGATTTGCATAATAAAACACAATTCTGTTTGCACCAGAACTTACATCTATAATCCCATCAGAATTTATTATGTCCGTTAGTGTCGTGCCGTTTCCTAAAGCTGCATATACTTCATCAAAATTATCATTAATTTTATCTGCACCTGAACGAAGAGTATCTCCTGTTCCATCGTTAGCTGATGATCCTATGCCTACTGCTTGCTTTGTCATGTCTTATCCCTCGTCAAATGTTTTTGTGGTGGAATCTAATGTTACAGATGTACTATCAAATCTTGAAGCTGTTGAGCTACCAGAAATAATTGTAACAGAATCAACAAATGCTGGCGCAGACAGTCCTGCCATATACGCTATGTTCTCCGCATCTGGGTTCACAACAGTGGTTACTGTTACTGTGCTTATTTCGCCAACAGATTCTAAATTACTAGGGGGGGTTAAACCAAGAATGCTGTTAAACCCAACAGGATTAAACCCGTACTGTATATTTCTTTGTTCCTCTAGGTCCTGTTCCGGACGTGGGTTCCTCAGAGCTTGAGGGTCTGGTCCTATACGCGGTGGAGATAGTTGCGGGTGCTTGGGCTCAAACTCATCCGTACCGACTAAAGCGCCGTTCCATTCTTTCGCCATGTCTCTCAGACGGTATCTAAACCCAGACCTATCCGAAATTCCGTATGCATCTTTTCCACTAGCAAATGCCATTATGCCCTCAAGTACGATATGCTAGGCTGAAGTTTCAGAGATACACGACCCTGATCCTCATCCGACGCTCTTTGAAACTCTTCTTCATAAATAGACTTTAAGTATTGCAACCGCTCCGGCGACCTCTTCATCGCGATATAGTATGCCAGGCCAGCAACCATGCAAGGATAGAACCTAAAGGGCAGGTCAGCCGTGTTAGCAAACGCTCCAGCATCCTCAATGCGATCAACATAATAATAGATCAGTTGGTCCGTTGAATTTTCGGGCACAGTCCATAGATTAATTACGGGGCTGATTTGTCGATCGAAGTAGAACTGACTAGGCCGGCCTTGAGTTGTTTTGTTAGGCAGGTTTAAATACTCTCCACGGCTAATCCTATCTAGCTCAAAGTCTGTATTACCTCTACGCAAAACCACTTCTAGTATATCTGCGGAACTTTGAGTTAACGAAAAATCAACTGCGGTTGTCACCGAAGTCACAGCGCCGCTAACACTGCCCGTGATAGATTCAGTCGCAGTAAACGTTCCCACAGGATACGTTATAGCAATAGATGTGCTTGAGACGATGTTTGTTATTATAGCTGTTGCACCACTTGTGCCGCCTGTAATTGTTTCAGACACAGCAAAAGAAGCACTAGATGCTACAGTAATTGTCAGGGTTCCAACCGGATAAGATGACACAGACTGAGCCATGTTTAATACTTTTTGCTTGATAGTCCATAAGTTCAATCCGCGGTTAGTCCACTCCGCAAACATTAGGTTCAACGAACGACGTGCTGTCTTGATCTCGTAACCAGTACGAGCCTCTAAGCCACACCGCTCATAGGCTTCCTCGATGACTTCAGCTATATCAAGGTTAAATGTTCTGGTTCCAGAAGTCGTCATTTGTTACCCCTTCTTCGTTTTACGTTTAGCTGCGGAAACTCTGCGAGGTTTACCAGCAGGCTGTCCAAGCTTGGCTTTCTCTCTTACCTTACTACGTTTTTCAGCCGCTGTCATTTCTTTGCTTGTCTTCGGTGTTTTAGAGCTTACTCTTTTACTTGGCCGGCAATACGGGGTGTCTCTTTTCTCACCCTTCTTACGCCCACAAGGCTTACCAGATTTAACATCTACCCAGTCTTCCTTGAACCATCGTTTGAGAGCGGCTCCTTCTTTTGTTTTACGAACAGCCATTAGAACAAGTTCGTTTCTTTGCGGCGCGACTCTTGCACAACCCCACAACCACTTGCAATAAGACCACCGTTCTTTAACTTTTTCTTAACAGGGCGCTTGCGCTTAGAAGATTCTCCCCATTTGTCGGCGCCCACCTTTCGACACTTGGCTATGGCTCCGCTTGCGTAGGCGCTTGGGAAGACCTTGTACCTTGCTTTTACTTTTTTGTAACATGCGTCTTTGGGCATTATTTCTCCCCGAGGGCGGCTTGGAAATCTGTTGGCTCATTTGAGACCGGGACATTGTCATAGGTCACCCTCCTTTGTAAAAAGTCCTGCCACATGGGCTGGATCATGTTGAAGTTTTGATCTACCTTATACACTACTACTGCCATTTGCGCGTTCATTGTAAACAAAGTAATCGCGCCCCAGCTTACAACACCAAGGATTATAACAGAAACAAAGTGATTAAGTTCAAATTTCATCTGTCTAGCACTTCCAACGTTTCCGCGCAGCCTTGCCTCTTTCCCCTGTCCAACCCTTGGAACGAGCGCAGAAAGACTTCTTACGGCCTTTCTCGCTTTTAGACTTTGGGTTAGGCGCAGGAGCTTTGAGTTTGCTACCTGTTGCTTTGTTGTATTTAGCGCGACCCTTTGCTGTAAGACCCGCACCCTTTTTAACAGACAGTTTCTCGCCACGTCCAACTGAGAGATTAACTTTTTTCTTATCAGCCATAGCAACCGCCCTAAAGATTATGCGTGGTAGAACATCATCAAGTCAAACTGCGGAACAACGAATGTAACAAAACAACCGTCTTTAAACAGTACACCCTCATCCGGCATAAACGGGTCGTCAGAAGCGTTGTCAGTTCCAATCGAGCGAAACTGAATTAGTTCTGTGCCTGTAACACCGCCGTTCCGTAAGTTAGCTATTCCAGCGGTCCCGCCAGAATAAAAAGAAAACCCTTGCAAACGAGTGCGTCCCGCGAAGATTACGCCTGCCGCATTAGCATTAATACCAGCGGATACGTTTCCTGCGGGATTTCCAACCGCAGTTATGCTTGCAATTGTTTTAAAATAACCAGCACTGGTTGCTGTTCCAGCATTAGCGCCCGTAAGGTTTTCGGTAAGTGCCGCACCATTTACATCTGTGCCAACTATATTAAACGACTTTGAAGAATCGTTTCCTGCGGACAAAATTGTTACCTGTCGTGCAGAGGCGTTTGTAACGCTTCCGCCAGAAGCTAAAGCCCCGCCAATAACCAAGGCTGCGTTGTTTCCCACTGAAGTGGCTGTTGAAATTCCGTCCGCGTCTAAAGCCACCTCATCGCTGATGATGACTGGGGTTACGTCTGATCCTGCCATTTTGGCCTCCTATAGATTACAGGCGGGGCGTTAACCCCGCCAAATTAGTTATTAGGCTGCAAAAACAAACGTGCCAGTAGTACCCGCACCAAGAGGCTGAAAGTTAAACGAGATATTCCACAGACCTGCTGTTGTGCAAGTAAAGTAGATGTACGAGCCAATGCTAAACAAGTTTGTTGTTGCGCTTGCAGGAGTATACTTCAACAAAGTTTCACCCGCAGTAGACGTATCAAACACAACTGCACTGCTGGTACGGCTTTCAATAACGCTGCCTGTTTCATAAGCATCAGTACCCGCGCAATCAAAGCTCAAGAAAGCAGTGCCGCCAGTAGTGTCTACGGACTGAGCGTGGACAACAACA